CACAAGATTATGAATGAGACAACCGAACCCATGAGCTGACCCCACACTTGAGGAAGACCCTCGACGGTATGACCCGTCAGGGCCTTCAAGAACAACAAGCGTATGTCCTCAGGCATTCCTACAGAAGCGCATATTGCGTTCACCACCGCCTCACTCACCTCCGGATTAAGAAAATCGGTAGCTGAGGAGTAGTCCAGACTGTGAAAGTAGCCTGCAACCGCTCCAAACTTCTCATTTAAGAGAGAACCCGTGACGGGCTCACCAATCAACCGGAACATGGGATGACGGCGAAGAATCCTATGAAGGAACTTCTGCACTGGCTTAAGAACGAAGTAGGTTAAAGGCGGACCCTTGCTGATGACCCTGATCTTCAATGACTCAGGTAGTGCCACTAGCTTAACGTCTGCCACCTCCGAACTCGCCAACCCTCGTGCACGCTCGTAAATGCCGGTATAGTGCTTCTTTAAAAGCGCCTTAAACCGCGGATCGAGTGACCTATGCACGTACCCCTCCTCCTCCATTTCCTCACCCTCCAACTCACTAAACGCACTCGCGTACAACTCTTTCACCGGATCCTGCTCTCTCACAATACCAGTGAGTGGGCGTCGAAACTCTGCAGACTTCTCAATTAAGTCCATCGCCATCAGAGTCCCAAACACACCAAACTCAGCACGTGAGCTCACATAATCAGCCGACACACTAGGTGCATACGGGTGATGTAAATCCTCCTCAGTAATGGGGTGGTTGTCAAACAACTCAGCAGCACTACGTGACATCTCAAAGAGCATGTCGGGAAGACCCAATGTGGGGTAGACGCCAGTCGAACTGGGCGTCCCAAGAAGATTAGGAATGGTGCACGGAGGCACGGGTCGTTTTGTTGTGAGAACTTTCTTTGTGGCAACGCAAGCAGCTTTTAATAGCGCTTCGTCCGGTCGAGGCATGCCCTTCTTGAGATAGAGGACACCAACTGCAAAACCGATACCAAGACTTGACCTCATCACCTTCGACACAAACCGTCCCGCACGACCGCCAATCAAATGACTTGGCAAATCGGGAACAGAAAATGGAGGTGGAGGAAGCTCTGTTAGAACTTCAGGCTCAAAAG